ATATTAGGATAGTGTCTTATATTTCCAAACATTGGATACGCTTTTCTTGAATTGTTTGAACTTGCGTTAGTTCCTGATTTATTTATAAATAAAGGTTCGTAGTATATTGCGCCTATATCTTTTTCGCATGTGAAATCTAAATCCTGAATGGTATTAGTTTTTTGAGACCCTAATATAATTCTATTTACTCTACCCACAAAAAATGGAGGTAATGAACCCTCAGCGCTTGCACCATTATATACATCAAAAGCCATATTAATTAATTAATTAGTTTTTTATCGTCTTTTGGAATAATAGAGTTAACTTCACTAAATAATTGAGCTATGTCCTTTTCAGATAATAGGCTAGTATCGCCTTCTGCAGATTGAGCTTTCTCAGCAGCTTTTTGAAATAGTTGAAGTATCTTCATAAGAACCTCATCATTTTTAATACTAGAATCAAAAAAGGCTTTTAACAAAGGCACTATAATAATAGCATCTCCAGGAGAAGATATTAATTCTGACAACCTCTCTATTTCTCCAGTAAGTCTGCTGTCTTGCGAATATACGTTTATATACAGATTTTAATTTTTTTATAACCTTTGTTATTGTTATACTTGGAACATCTGCAATTTCTTTTACATAAATAAAAATAGCTTTTTTATTAAAAATATCTATGTTGTTTCTTTTCCTAAAGATTTCAAGTATAGCATCAGCGGTTTTTAGATCTTCAGCTTTATCGAACATTTCAAATATTTTATCTTCTATTTCTTTAATAAACATGTCGATTACTCCCAATCTATCTATATCGTTAGATTCTGGTTTTTCAATAAGTAGATCTATTGTCTTCTCTTCGTTGTGTATCTCTTGAAAATCCGTTTTTGAAAGTATTTTTTTATAGTTCTTTTGATTATATAAAATCAAATACCTTTTTACAATAGTTCCAAAATAAGAATACGCCTTTCCCTTAGATTGATCGTAGAGATCTATCTTTTGAAGTAGAAACGATATTACCTCATATTTAAGATCTTCGATGTTATCTACATCAGTATAATAGAATTTAAAAGTATGAATTATATTTTCAGCTAATTTATAAAAAGCATTATGAATTTTTTCATTATACAATCTATTTTTTTCATCGTATGTTTTAGCAACTCTGTATGCCAATATAGCATTTTCTGTGTCCTCAGTAAAATATACATTTTTTGTTTTAGGCTTTCTTTTTCTAGGAACTCCTTTTTTAGTCAATTGGACTATTTCTACTTCTTTATTATCACTCATTTGTTAAATAATCTTTTATTTGAGATTGTATTTGTTTTACGGAATCGAATAAGGCATGCAATTCAGGATCTGACTGAACCCATATAGTAGAATCTATTTTTTCTACTGCTTTATCTATTTCTTTAATAGTTAAAAGCATAGAATCTATAAAATTATTCTGTTTGATGACAGCATTTTCTAACTTTTTATTCTTATTATATAAATTATATATAACGTAACTTAAAATTGTTAGGGGCCATAGTATGACCATTATTAGTGTAAACATATTTTATTTATTTTGATTTTCTATTCGTGATGCTGCTAAGTCAGCTTGATGGACAATATACGGTAGATTGGTTTTTAATTCCGCATCTGGAGAATACGTTATGTAGTAAGCCTTATTTGCTTCTTCATATAACCCATCATGCAATTTGATTGTCAAGAATTCATTTTCAGAAACTGGAATATTAGCTTGTTGGAGGTAGTATAGACTTCTATCAGCTATTCTCATATGAGTCATATTGCTATTGTACTTGTAATGAGCTCCTTGGTTTTTAATATGCCATTCTGAATCATTAGGAACATAGAAAGGTTGATCATTTGTGCCTAATTTTCCAAGATCGTGATTCAAACACGAGAATACTAACTCTTCAAGAGTGTAATTTTTCTTTTGATTGAATTTATCCCACACTCTATCGATTACTAATGCTAATTCTGTAACTCTTAATACGTGATCTAAGTAACCTCCTGGGAAACAATTATGATGAGCATCTTTTGTTGATGCTGGAGAATCCACTAATGTCTGCTCTATTGATTTATAGAAGTTTACAAGTTGATCTTTCCTAGATCCAGTAATGTACTTGTCAATATACTCATAGAATTTATTAACGTTTTCAAGCATTTGTTCAGCTGTTAATTTGAATTTCATAACTCTTTTTATTTTAATTTACGCATTTTTAATGATAGTTAACATATTATCTATCGAGTGTACATACGTTAATATAGTTGTGCTATTTAAATTTTTAATTTGATTCAATTGATTAGATTCTTTAGCAAAACAAATTAATATTTTTCTATTTGGAAAAGATTCAATAATACACATTGGATAGATATTAGATTTTGTCGCGTTTTCTAATTTTTCGCATGCTAATTGATCAGTTGCGTATGATACCTCTTTATACTTTATAAAAGAATGATTCAATTCGTTTTTTAACCTATCACAAACAGAGCATCCTTGAAGTGTATATATCGTTATTTTATTCGTCATAAAAAATTAAGTAGTTTCGTTATCTAATTGATCATCATCAAATTCGGGATCATAAATAGCTAATAGAAGAGTCCACATTTTTTGCTCTTCGTCTGTCATTCCATCGTAAGAAATAGCTAGATATTTGTATATTGCATCTAGTTGTTCTTCTGTTAGTTGTTGCTGCATAAGCATAAATATGATTACAGGGTATTTGGCCCAATTTTCTAGTGATGATGATCTTGTTTTTTGTTTTTAACTTATTTTCCAATGCCCTGCGGAAATTTTACCCCCGTCGATTTAATATCATGTCGAAATTCATCGGCTTTTTATTAAAAACTATATTTTTATACCTGACGCATTGTTACCTTGATCTTAGCGCCGAGTAGCGAAATGCTTCTTTATTCTACGACTCGCTCATGGAATCACACCAAGCTACGGTATAGAGCATAAAGTTTCGCAATTTACATAAATATACAACAATATTTCTATAAAAAAAAATAATTTTTAAAGTACATAGAAAAAAAAGTTTTTTATTTCGAGATAAAAACAGTATATTAGTATTATGGATAATAGTAAATACGTACTTGGCTTATTGGAATCTGTTCTAGGTAAAGCAAAACCCGACAAAAATAAAATGGATCACATATTCCATTGTCCTATATGCAAACATAAGAAGCCTAAACTCGTTGTAAACATATCAACTGGACAATATAACTGTTGGACATGCCATCCAGCGACAAAGGGTAAAACTCCAGTAACGTTATTTAAAAAACTAGAAGTCTCGGCTGATAAAATACTAGAAATGAAACAGTATTTTAAAGGAGATAGAACGTCTCTTGAGAACTATAATCCTACTAAAGTAACATTACCAGAAGAATTTGTACCACTAAGTAATATTCCTAAAGGTATCAATATAGAATACAGACACGCAATGGTTTATTTAAAACAAAGAGGAATAACTACAGAAGATATAAAGAAATACAATATGGGATACTGCTCCTCTGGAAGATTTAGAAATCGCATCATTGTGCCTTCATACGATAAAAATGGACAGCTTAATTATTTTATTGCTAGATCATTTGAAAAAGAACCATTCTTAAAATATGATGCTCCAAGCTGCTCCAAAACAGAAATTATAGGCTTTGAATACCTTATAAATTGGAAAATACCCGTAATTCTATGCGAAGGATCTTTCGATGCTATTGCAATTAAAAGAAATGCAATTCCTTTATTTGGTAAAACTATTCCAAAAGCGCTAATGATGAAATTAGTAGAATCTGATGTAAAAACTGTATATATAGCATTGGACAACGACGCTCTTAAAGAGTCTATGACTTACGCAGAGAGTCTAATTAATATGGGCAAAGAGGTTTATCTAATAGAATTAGAAGGAAAAGATCCTGCAGACATGGGATTTGAAACAATCACTAAACTTTTACATAGAGCAAAGCAGCTCACATTCACAGATTTATTAATTAAAAAAATGCAACTAGCATGATAAACAAATCAAGTAACGTCTTTAAAGACAAGCGCTTAAAAATGATGGTCGAAACAGACCCCGATCTAAGACAAATCACACTTCCCGATGCCAGATACTACCAAAGATCGCCAGGCATATTTTATCCTTCAGTGACAACTATATTAGGTTATTTTCCCAAAGGAGCATTTTTCGAAACATGGTTAAAAGATTCTGGTCACAATGCTGATTTTATAATG